CAACAGATCATCGGCCCCAACGAGCGCCCCCCCCTTTGGGTGTGTGCTGTGTGTGTGGAGCCATTCAGGGAACACCAAAGAACCCGCGTGAACTACTACAACGAATTCGACCCCGATGCCGCTGCATGGCTCCGCGAGTTGATCGCTCTGAAGCTCATCCCCGCCGGCGAAGTCGATACCCGATCAATCACCGATGTCCTACCAAGCGACCTTTCTGGATTTACCCAATGTCATTTCTTCGCCGGAATCGGAGGTTGGCCTTTGGCTCTTTCCCTTGCCGGATGGCCATCCGGCAAGCCTGTTGGAACCGGTAGCTGCCCTTGCCAACCATTCAGTGACGCCGGCAAAGGACTTGGCTTCGCCGACATACGACACCTCTGGCCTGTGTTCTTCGCGCTCGTCGTCAATTGCAGAGCACTCGGGCAACCATGGGCTTCAGTCCTCTTTGGCGAACAGGTTGCGAGCAAGGCTGGGCTCGGATGGCTCGACGGAGTATTCTCTGACCTGGAAGGAGCGGGTTACGCCGTTGGGGCGGCCGATTTGTGCGCTGCGGGCATCGGTGCGCCGCACATCCGTCAACGAATCTACTGGATGGCCGACTGCAAGAGCGTCGGATGGAACCCGGAATTGGAGAAGCGAAGCCGGTGCCATGCGGGAGATCGCGCGGAAGAACGGGCCGCAGGACCTGAATTCAGCGGCAGTTCTCACGGGGTGGGCGACGCCTACGACGCGCGATCACAAGGACACGACGGGCATGGCGACGACCGGAATCAACCCGGACGGATCGACACGGAATCGACTGGATCAACTCGGCCGACAAGTGGGCTTGTTGAGCGGTTGGGCAACACCGACCTGCACAGATGCGAGCCGGGGGATTGCTCCTCCTCGAGAACACGACACGGGGATTCCCCTCAATCAGCAAGTTTCTGGTCTGACGCCCGATGGCTCGAATGCCGGGATGGAAAGCACCGTCGAGTTCCAACTGAACCCGCACTTTTCCCTCTGGCTGATGGGCTTCCCTACAAGCTGGCACGACGCGGGAGTGTCCGCGCTCCGCTCCTTAAGGGAGCAGGCAACGCCATCGTCCCCGAACTCGCTGCGCAATTCATCATCGCGTGCGAAGAAGCCAAAGCCATCTGCCTCTGAATCCGAGGCCGCCTGACATGCGTAACGAATCCCCCTTTCTTGAACCAGTCCGCACGCCATTAGGCTGGCCCGTCTCTTCCGACCTCCTCGCTCCGTTCTGCCATCCACAATCCGGCCATGCGTTCTCCCTGCCCTTCACCGTCGACGGCATCACCTATGCCGCCAACGGCTGGCTGGCGCTGAAGCTCGACAAACCCGAGCCGAAGGATTTTCGCCCGCATCCGAACCCCAGGGCGGAGGCGCGACTCGCTAACGTCCTGCCGGAAGATTGGAGGCCGCGCGGCGCGCCGATCGACATGGATCACGAACGCGGTTGGCGACGGCTTGACGACAAAGGCGGCGCGATTTGGAAACTCGGACCGATCCCTTTTTGGGTGAAGCGGGAGGGCAAATGGAATGCCGCTCCTGACCCGCGGGCGATCGTCGGTTGTCGATCAACACCGCTCGCGCTCATCCAACTCATCGCCCGCCTTCCTCGCGCCGAAATCTGGACCTGTAACCCGCTCGATTGCCGGATGACCGGAAGCCGCGCCGTACCATTCCGTTTTAACGGCGGATGCGGAGTGATCGCGAATTGGAAAGACGGCCACGCCGGCGAACGCGGGTGGCACCTCTTCGGATATCCGACCGCCCACAGCGGCCCCCTTGGCTCCCTGACGCCTTGGAACAAACCCTGAACCCCTTTTCTTCCCCTTCCCTTCAACGTGCATGAAACGCTTCACTGAAACCAACAAATGGCAGAACCCCTGGTATCGCCGACTTACACCCGAGGCGAAACTCCTCTGGCAATGGCTCCTTGACCACTGCGACCCAGCCGGCGTCATCGAGGCGGACTTCGAACTCGCAACGTTCCAGATCGGCGTGGAGATCGACGACGCCGTCATCAACGAACTTGGCGAGCGCATCGTCAAAATTCCCTCCGGAAAGTCCTACATCCCATCCTTCGTCGAGTTCCAATACGGGAAACTTTCGGCGGCATGCAAACCTCACCAGAAGGTTTTCGCCGCGCTCGCCCGTCACGGAATCGACCACTTCGCCGGGGAAACTCAAAAGGGCAAGCTCACCCTATCGGATAGGGTATCTGAAAGGGTATTCAATACCCTTGAAGAAGAGGAAGAGGAAGAGAAAGAAGAAGAGGATAAGAAGGAAGAGGGGTGTGGGGAGAAACCAACCCCGGCGGAACTCATCACCGTCGAAGCGATTGTCTCGTCCTACCCTCGACGGGAAGAAACGGCCGATTGCCTCAAGATCGTAGCCAGTCACATCGCCAACGGCGAGGACCCGGAGGCGATGCTCTCCGGCACCCGCGCAATCGCCGCGGCAATCGCCCAATGGCCCGGGGGTCCGAACAACCGATACTGCATCGCCGCACTGAAGTTCTTTCGGGGCAAACGGTGGAACGACGATCCCGCTACTTGGCTTCGGCAAGCGAACCCCGCCGGAACCACCTCAGACGGCTCCAAGCTCGAACTTGGAGGGCGACGCCCGAGCAGTGTCACCAAGATCCCCTACGAACCCGCCAAATGAACGCATTCACCGATACCTTCTCGCCGGATCCTACGCCGAGGGTGACCACAGCGGAAACCACCCCACCCCCCGTCAGCGGCGAATCCGACGCAGTTTCCGCCATTCCATGCGTCGATTGCGGCGCGGGCGTGCCTTACGAGCCGATTCTTGTCATGGGTCGGGACCTCGGGCGCGTGCTGGCCCGCTACTGCGACGCATGCGAAACCAAGCGCAAAATTGCCGACGACCAGGCACGCGCCGAGGAGCGCCGCAACTGCATCACCGCCGCGCTCGCCAAGATACCGCCAGAACTTCGTCTGACCACGCTGGATCATCCGGAGTTCAACCTTTCGCTATGGCTGGCCGTGAAGGCGTGGACCACCGGGCCGGATGCTGAGTGGCTCGGACTCATCGGCCCCGCCGGCTGCTGTAAAACCCGCGTCTTGGCGCTTCTCGCCATGCGCGGCATCCGCGCCGGGCAACGCGTCATCTGGACGTCAGCCGTGAAGTTGCAGACCGAGGCAGAGCGATCGAACGCCCGTGACCACGTGCTTGCGTCCAATGCACGTGAGCACCTCTTGGAGTGCCAATACGCACCGGTCCTCATCATCGACGACATCGGAAAAAACACGTGGGACCATCGGTTCGAGCGGCACTTTTTCACGATCCTCGACCACCGACGCAACTACCGCCTCCCCGTCCTTTGGAGCGCCAACGTCCACCCGGAAGGCTTCTCCCAAGTCATCACCAAGGCCAACGCCGGCCCGATCATCGGCCGCCTCATGGACCGCACCGCAATCTTCGACCTTTTCCCACCACACTAAACCATGCCTGACCAACCAAGACCGACGCCGAGGACGGAGAAGGCCTCGTTTTTGACTCAAACAGGAACGAGCGGAACATGCCGCGTAGTTCTGGCCGAATTTTCAGAGACGATTGAAATCGAGTCCGACGCCCGCGCCGAGGAAATCAAAGACTACGAGCAACGATTGTCTGCCGCTCAGAGCGAGATCGTGGAGATGCAAGTCGAGAACGCCAAGCCGCGCGAGGCGTTGGAAGAGCTGGATAAGTCCAAAAATACAGCGGTCAACAAATGGGTTGCCCGGCTTAAAATTGCCGAAGACGCCCTTCGCCAAGTTGAGCTTCATGACGGCCGATATCCACAAGGAACGTGCGCATCCATCGCCCGCCAAGCCCTCGCCGGAAAGGAGGGCGCATGAGAAACCTGCTTTTCCAATGGGTTGAGGACTGGCGGCTTCCTCCTCGGTGGATGGCCTGCGCATTCTACTCGGGGGAGAGAAACCGATGTCTCTACGTCGCGTTCCCGCTCAACCTCATTATCGCGATAGTCTGGTGGATTCAGGATCGCTGGGCGCGATACGCACAAGCGCCGTCATGGATCGACCAAGAGGTTGAACGTCGATTGGAGAACCTACGCCGTCCCTTCTGAGAGTAACACCTGTTCACCCGCGAATCCGTTAGGGAACGGCACAAACTGCCAAGGAACCCTCCTTCATTATGCCCTCACACGCTGAGCAACTTGAACTCCCTGATTTCGCCCACTTGGCGAAGCCGCTGGCCATCGCCAAAGCGGGCTCTCGCCGGCAGCGAAAAGCACTCATCGCCATTCCCGACCGCGATTTCCCACTCAAGGCGAATTGCGCCATCAACGCCGAGGGCGTGACGTGGACCCAATACGCCATGATGGTCGCTATCTCCGGCGAGCACACCCCGCCAACCATTGCCGGCGTTGGTCTGTCCGTGGGAATGTCGTACCACGCGGTGCGGAACCAAGCCACGCGCACGAACTGGTTCGAGATGGTCGACGCGGCTCCGCTCACACGTCTCCGCTTGAGCCGGGACGGCGAAGCGAAGTTTTCCCGGATTACCGCACGCCTCGCCTCCAATGGATGAACCCCCTATTTCGCCGGCGTTTCCGCTTCCTGGCGATCCGAGGCACCAGCGCGTTGCGGACCTTTACCTGTCCGGGCGCCCCGGGGTGGACGCCTACCTTGAAGCGGGCTTCAAGTGCACCCGGGAGAGCGCCTATCAGAACGCCAAGCGCGTGCTGAAGCGCCCCGACGTCGTCGCCTACATGGATGCCGTGAAAGCGGCGGCCGCTGAAGCCGCGGTGATGTCCGTCCGGGAAAAGCGCGAGTATCTCGCCCGGGTGGTGCGCGTGCCCATCACCTCGCTTGACCCCGAGAAGGAAGAAAACGGCGACCTCATCAAGAGCTTCTCCAAAACCGAGAGCGAACTCTCCAACAGCTTCCGCGTGGAAAAGGTCGACCCGATCGCCGCCATCAAGCTCGACAACGAACTCGCCAGCGTCGGCAACCCGCAGGCGGATGCGGTCGGCAAGCTCGCGGAAGCCATCGCCAGCCTGGGCTCCGCCAGCCCTTTGCCGGAGGACCGGATGTGACCACCCTTGGACAAGCTTCTGTCATTGCTGAAAAACTCGCCACTCGGCTCCCGCTCATGGCGACTCCAAAACCTTTACACCATCCGCGACGCGGACGGTGCGCTCGAGTCATTCGATCCGAACCTTGCTCAAAGGCAGTTCTACAACACGATGTGGTTCTGCAATCACATCCTGAAGGCCCGGAAACTGGGTTTCTCGACCTTTATCGAGGTGCTCTATGCGGACGACCTGCTTTTCTCCAGCACCGGGCTTTCCGCCGGCATTATCGATTACACAATCGAGGACGCCGAATCGAAGCTCGGCATGATGAAGCTCTGTTGGGAGAACCTCGACAATTCGGAGATACATCCCGACACGGCGAAGATTGGCGAGATCATCAAGAAAGCCATCCCCATCACTTCCAGCAGCACGCGGAAATTCGAACTCGGGAACGGCTCGAAGGCCAAGTGCGCAACGTCCCTGCGTGGCTCGACGCCTCAACGACTGCATTTATCCGAATTCGGGAAGACTGCGATTTGGTCGCCGATCAAGGCGCGGGAAATCGTAAATGGCGCATTCAACTCCATGACGCCAGGCAACGTCCGAAATCTCGAAACCACCCACGAAGGCGGCAAGGTGGGGGAAAACTATCGGCTCATGAATCAATGCATGCGGCTCGACCCGGCGAAGCTGACGTCGATTCAAAGCAAGTTCCACTTCTTCCCCTGGTATCAGGATCCGCGCTACATCCTGCCCTCCGACGGGCACAAGCTCCGCAAGGAAACCGTGGAATACTTCGAGCGGCTCCGAAGGGATCACGGCATCATCTGCACGCCGGATCAAATGCTTTGGTATGACCACAAGTCGCTCGAACAAGGCCACGGCATGAAAAAAGAATTCCCCACCACCCCGGGCGAAGCATTCGAAGCGATCTTTGAAGGCGCAATCTACGGCACCGAAATGGCGAACCTCCGGGCCGCCGGCAGAATCCCCACCCAAGGCTTCGGTGCGGAGGCGTCTTACCCGGTGTTCACCTTCTCCGACATCGGCCTTTCCGACTATTACTCCGACTGGCTCATTCAGCCGGTCGGCCGCTGGTACCTCGTGCTCGATTGGTTCGAGGCCGAGGGCCTGCCTGGCTCGCGCGTGCCCGATCACTGGCTTGAGTGGGAAAGGAAATGGGGACGACCGATCGCCCGGCATTTTCTGCCGCACGACGCCGAGACCCGCGACCGCGGCACCGGCAAAAGCTACGTCACGGAGATTCGCGACGCCGGACGGAAAAACATCACCGTCGTTCCCCGCACGCCGGATCTTTGGCTTGGCATTGGCTACGTCCGCGACGTGTTGCCGCATTGCTGGTTTCACGGGCCGAACTGCGACACCTCCCGCAATCGCGACGGATCGCTCCACGAACCAGACGACACCCAGGAGGATTTCCCGTCCGGCGTCGCGTGCCTCGAAGGTTACTCCAAGGACATCGGCCCGGCCGCCGGGATGCGCCTCCGCGAGATGCCGAAACACGATCTATTTTCGCACAGCGCCGACGCGTTCCGCACGTTCGCCGAGGCGTGGCGCCGCGGCCTCATCAACACGTCCGAGGCCCCAGCCGCCCAACCTCGCGCGATTTCCAACCACTCGTCCCGCACCAGCTCAGGCCCGCGGGCCATTCGATAACAACCCGACATCATGCCAATTCCGTCCAAAGCCTCTCTTGAGCTTCTCGAACGCATTCGCCGCGCCATCGACGATTTTAGCAATAGACATCCCTTCAATCCCTCGCACGTCATCGTTGGCCCGAGGGAACTCGATATTTTACGCGAAGAGACGGGGATGCTGTCCCTTCGCTTCTCGGGAAAAAACGATACTGTTTTTGGGCTCATCATCGAAACCGGCAACGAGCCGGGATTCGAAGTCATCCGAAAGAACGGACCGGAAACAGCGCTCCAATACCATGAGCGAATGAGCGCGACACCGGAACCGGTAGTTTCTCGTTTCACGGGGCATGTTCACACATGCCCCAAGTGCAAGCGGCCGTACAAGTTCCTGATCCACGAAACCGGATTCATTGAGCAGGTCGTTCGATGTACATGCGGTGCCCTCATGCCGCAGGAGTTCATCAAATGAGCCCCTACCTCCGCGCGCACGAAGCCTACCACGCCGACAACCCGACGCCGGCCGTTCCGTGGACTGTCGCCCTGGACGTTCATCTCCAACGGGGTCACGTCACCGCGACCGATCGCGTCTTCCTCCTCGCGCGGGAAGTCGATCCGGAGGCCGATGCGGAAACCCTCGAGGATCTCAACCACCACGCGCCCGGCTCGAATTGCTGGCACGTCTGGATTGCCGCCGGAAGCGTGGCCGAGTGCCTGAAAATCGCCCGCCAATACGGTGCGGGGCGCGTCACTTGGCACCGTTTCCGGGGCGGGAAAACCCGCCGTTTCAGGCTTTTAAGTTAAAGCCCTAAAAACCCGGTTTCGCTCAAGCATTTCGTGACAGTTTGCCGAATTGCGAAAGTTGCGCAATTTCGCAACTTTCCGCCGAAAGGTCGCCACCTGTTCAATTCTTGAACTGATTTGACCGGGCACGCTGGCGGGCATGGGTTCCCCAAAGAAGCAGAAATCGCCGCCGCCAGTCGATCCGCCGCCGCCGCCAGTCTCATCGTCTGGTCAGGACGTCGCTCAGGCCCAGAAGGACCAACGTCACCGTGAGCGCCGCCGCTACTCCTTCGACAAGACCATTCTTGCGGCCGCCAATCCCTCGCCTGCTGGCACCAAATCCACCCTTGGATGAGTGTCGCCGATCCATTGGCGGAGCGAATCATCGCCGAGGAAGAAGCCCTTCGGAGCAAGCGCTCCGCATGGGACGGGCTCTGGCAGGAACTCGCGGACCTTTGCCACCCTCGGCGGGGCATCATTTCCCCGCGCAGTAATCCAGCGGACAACGCCCCGGACCGGTCGAAGATTGCCGAGCAGTTCGACGGCACCGCCATGCGCGCGAACCGGACGCTTGCCCAGGGGCAGGCATCGCGCATCACGCCGATGGGCGTTCGCTGGTTCTCCTTCCGGCCGCCGGCGGAACTCGAACGATTCCCGAATGCCTGGGCGTGGTATGCCCGATGCGGCGAAATCGTCGCGCGGAAGCTCTACGATTCGAATTTCTACAAGCGCGCCCAAGAGCATTACCTCGACCGCGGCGCGTTCGGCACCGCAGCCACCGAAGTCACCTCCGGCAAAAACGGCCGGGGCCTGCATTTCCGATCCTACCCCATCGGCACCTACTCGATTGCCGAGAACTCGCTCGACGAGGTCGACACGCTTTATCGCGCCTACGCGCTCACGCCGAAGCAACTCCTGGAAATGTTCCCGGACTCTTGCCCGGAGAGCGTCAAGACCAAGGCGGACGATCCTAAGGAGAAGCACACGCCGCTGGACGTAATCCACGCCATCTATCCACGCACGGACCGCGACCCGCGCCTCAGCGACTCCAAGAGCAAGCCGGTCGCCTCCGTCCACGTGCTCAAGTGCGAAAAGGCCGTCCTCTCCGAGAGCGGCTTCGACGAAATGCCCGTGTCGGTCTCGCGGTGGGAAACGTGGGGCGATTCTCCCTATGGATGGAGCCCCGGATTCCTCGCACTCCCGGAGTCGTCGCAGCTCAATTTCCTGGAGAAGATGCTCGATGTGCTCGCGGAGACTTCCGCGTTCCCCCGCGTCCTCTACTCGGCCAGCCTCAAGGGTGACATCGACTTTCGGGCGATGGGACTCACCTGCTACGACCCGCAGGGAGGAGGCGAGGCTCCCAAGGAATGGCTCACGCAAGGCCGCTACGACATCGGGAAGGATCGCATGGCGGACAAGAAGAAGGCCATCGAAGAAGCCTTCTTTGTGCCGCTGTTCAACGCGGTCTCTAGCCTCCGCAGCGACGCCACCGCCGAACAGGTCCGCGCGATCGTCAACGAGTCCCGCGAAATCTTCCACCCGATCTTCGCCGGCCTTTCCAAGGAGTTCCTCGCGACCACGCTTCGCCGCTGTTTCTCGCTCCTGATGCGTCAGGGCGAGTTTCCGGAGCCGCCCGCCGAGGTTCTCCAACAAGATTCCCTTGGCGCGTTCATCGGCGACCCTGCGCTCGAATACACGTCCGCCATGGCGCTCGCGCTCGAACAGAGCCAGCTCGCGAACTTCGCCGACGTGCTTGCCGTCCTCTCGCCTCTCGCTGAGGCCGACCCGGGTGTCTTCGATTGGATCGACACCGACAAGATTGGGCCGTTGTTCGCCCGCTACAAGGGGCTCCCTGAATCGATCGTCCGCAGCCCGAAAGCCATCGCGGAAATTCGCGCGGCACGCGCTCAGGCGCAGCAAGCAGCCCAGGCGCAACAAGCCGCCGGAGCCGTCAAAGATCTCGGAGGCCCGGAAGGCCTCCAACAACTCGCCGGGATGATTCCCCCGGCGTGACCCCACCCGAACCCAACACATGCACAGTCATGGCCAAAGCCACGCAAACGCCCCCAGTCCAGCCGAACTTGCAGCCGCCCGGACTCAATACCTCGCAGACCTCCGAGCCGTATTCTCCACCGATGCCGGGAAACGAGTCCTCGCCGCCCTCCGCTCCAACACCGGAGCAGACAAGCCCTCTTGTCAATTCACCCCCGGAGTCCCAGTCGACCCCTACGCCACCCACTGGCGAGACGGCCGCCGATCCGTCATCCTCGAAATCGAATCCCATCTCCGAATCCCCGAAGACCAGCCCGAACGCGGTCCGGCCGCAAAGTCCTAAGCCGCCGAAGGCGACCACCAAGCCAACGGCCCCGAAGCCTGATCCGGAGCCTAAAGTCGAACAGCCGGTTGCAATCAACCGTCCGCCGGCACCGCCGCACGACCCGGTTCTCGGCGCGGCTGGCCGTGAGTTCCTGGCATGGGCCGGTGAACATCATACGGACGACGAATTCGCCGCGTACTACGCGCACCGGCGCGACTGGCTGGCGGAGAAATACGCCGGCGACGCGGAACTCGCGCACGTGCTCGAGCGTCTGGCGAAGCTGTAACCCTTCACCCCCAGCCCCGCCGCACTCCGGCGGGGCTTTCCCTTCCTATGCTCCGCAAACTTCTCCGCCTGCCGTTCCAGCTTTTGGAAACGCTGCAATCGATCGACCTCCATCTCGGCACGATCGCCAAGACCGCGAGCGAGCTCGACCGCTGCATCAAGCCAGACGGCAACAACCTCTCCCATCTCCGAATCCGAAAATAACCTCTCATGCCCATCTTCAATCGCTTCCAACGCCTTTTCCAAGAGGCTACTGACGCCACCGACGCCGGAAGCACCGGCGGCGACCAACAACAGCAGCAACAGAGCCAGCAACAAGCCCCCGCTTACTTCAACGCGGACGGCTCGCTCGGTGAAAACTGGCACACCGGCCTTGGCGACGAATTCGCCCCGCATGCACCCACGCTTGGCCGGTTCAAGAACGTTGGCGACCTCGCCAGGAGCTACATGCACCTTCGCACCAACGGCCCCGCCTATCCGGGCGAGAACTCGACAGCCGAGGACATCTCCCGCTTCCGCCAACTCGCTCAGGTTCCCGAAACCAAGGACGGCTACTCCTACAAACCCGAAAACTTGCCGGAGGGTCTCGAATGGTCCGAGGAAAAGGCATCGGGCTTCTTTGAACTCGCCCACAAGCACCACATGCCGGCCCCGGCAGTGAAGGCGATCGTGGACTATCAACTCGAACGCGAAGCTGCTCGGATGCAGGAGTCCGAAGCCGCAGCGGCCGCAGCGCTCAAAGCCAACGAGGACGCCCTTGTCACGGAATGGCGCGGGGACTTCGAAGCGAACAAATCGACCGTTCGCCACCTCACCGAAACGCTCGCGCGTTCCGCAGGCGTCCCCACCGATGATCCGGCCATTGCCCAACTCGCGAACACCCCGGCATTCGCCAAGATGATGATGCAGGTGGCGAAGCTCACCGCCGAGGACACCATCCGCACTCCCGCCGGTCTTGGCGATCTCCGCAGCCCGCAGCAACGCGCGGACGCGATCATTGCCGGAACCGACCCGGAATGGGGCAAGAAGTACACGGAAGGCACGACCGAAGAGCGCGTCGCCGCCTATGAGTTCGTCAAACAGCTCATCAACCAAGCCAAGAAGTAACCCCTTTAGTCGGCGCGGGGCACGCCTTTCATGAGGACCGCCATTTGAGAGTCTTAGGCTGGACATCCGCACGACCGAACTAACCGAACCGATACCCCATCAAAAAGTGAACCTCATCAAGACTTACCGCAAGAAGCCTGTCGTCGTCGCCGCGCTTCAATTCCTAGGAGGCACGGAATCTGCCACAGCTCTGATAAACTGGATTCTCGAAAGCGGCCACACGGCCACTTACCGGGAAGGAAAAGAAGAACAGCGAGCGGGCAACGGAGAGATTTGCCAAATGGCCGATCCTGAACACATCCGCATCCGCACGTTGGAAGGCACGATGCGCGCGGAAAAGGGAGACTGGATCATCCGAGGCATCAAAGGGGAGTTCTACCCGTGCAAGCCCGACATCTTTGCCGCGACCTACGATGCCGAACGCGACTTCTCCGGTTCCAACACCGAAATCGCCATCCGCGACACCAAGCAATTCCGCAAGGACTTGGACGGCGTCTTGTCGGAGTTGAAACAGGCCGCCAGCCCGCAGTTCAATCCGAACGCGCCCGACAGCCTGGCTTACCCGCCCGGATACCGTCACAGCAGCGAGCGAGCGAACGCCATCATGAAGATTCAAGAAGCCATCATGTGGCTTGGCATGGACCTCAAAGCGATCAACGAAGAGGAGCCGGGAGCCTCTCCCAATCCTTACCCGCAAAGCTATAACCCGGATTCTTAAGTGATCGAACCGACAGCGGACGGGTTGAAGCTGTAGCCCCAACCAGAGCCCATTTCAGAAGCCCGGCCACGCGCCGGGTTTCTTTGTTTCTACGGGCGGCGCAGCACGCCCGCCACCTGTTCAAGTGCGGATTTTTCACCTCTCCGCGACTCTCCGGACGAATCGCTCGCCAACGCTGGACAACCCCTCACCGGCCCCAGCCACCGACGAGCCGCCACCGGAGCGAATCCGTAGGTGAAGCCCCGCACACGCGGACAACCGGAACCGACCTCATCCCGATGAATTCGAACCCCGATTTCCGCCACCATGATCCCCGATCATTTCACCATTCAGTACGGCAAGAACTTTAAAGCTGCTGCATCGCAGGAAAACTCCCGCTTCAAGAAAGCGGCCATCGTCGACGCCGGCGTCACCGGCGAAGCCAAGACTCACAACCTCGTGCTGCCGGGAGATGACGAAGACGTCACCGGCCAGCGCTTCAAGAAGGTCGTCCTTGGCGAACTCGAAACCGAAAAGCGCTGGGTGCGTCCTTCCAAATTCCAGAAGGCGACCGGCGAAGACGAATTCGACGAAGCTCTCTTGGCTCCGACCATCCTTCCAGGTGGCACCCACATCATGAACCACGCGGGCGCTTACGCCCGTCGTTTGGATAAGGTTCTCATTAGCGGCCTCCTCGGTGTCAACTACAAGGGCAAGGACGGCACCACTCAGGCCACCATCCCGGCCGCGAACCAGGTCGCCTATGACTACGTCGCGCTCGGTGGCACCCCCGCTGCCTCCTGTCTCACCATCGAAAAAATCATCAAGGGCGTGCAGACGCTCAAAAGGAACGAATCGTATGGTGACGATGCCCGCGCCCGCGGCATCGGCGTTTGGGGCGCGATCACGTCGGAAATGGAGGAAAAACTCCTATATCTCGCCAACGCCGCCTCCGGAAACCGCCTGTTCAGCAAAGATTTCCTCCCGCCCGTGCTTAACGCGGACGGCTCGATTTCCAGCTTCCTTGGCGTGAACTGGATTCGCTCCGAGCAGCTCCTCAAGAAGGAGGACGACGCGACCATTCAATACGCCGCGCTTTGGACCTCCGACGCGCTGCACCTGGACATCTGGGGCGATATCAAGACCTCGGTCGCAATCCGCGCGGACCTCTCGAACGCCGTTCAGTTCCTGTCCCAATACAAGTTCGGTGCGTGCCGCTCGGAGGACAAGAAGGTCATCCAGATCGCCTGCAAGATCGACTAACCCCTCGCCCCTTGAACCGGCCGGGATTCTTTGAGTCCTGGCCGGTTTCAAGAACCAAACAGCCAATCCCAGCCTTCTCCCACCATGGCCAAACTCAAGTCCACTCTCGTCGCCGCGCAGGAAGCCACCGCCACCGGCATTTCGAATGGCATCTCCAACGGGGATGACATTTCCGGAATTCTGCTCCTCGCCACCACACATTACACCTTGCTCGGCACCGAGGTCGCCACCGACACAATCGAATTGCTCGACCTGCCGCCCGGCGGAGTGCTCGTCCCTCAACTCTCCGACGTGACCAGCCCCGATCCTGGAACCACCCTTACCTTTCACGTGGGCGATGCGGGCGACGTCGATCGCTACGCGAACGGCATCGTTCAGTCCGCTGGAGGCAAAGTCGGTTTCACCTCCGGCACCCTCCCGGCCGCAGTCGGCGCGCCTTACCGAGACAACACCAAAGGCACGCGGATTTTCGCCACCATCGCCAGCGCTAACACCCTCACCGCCGGCGCGAAGCTCACGTTCACCATCGCTTACCGCGCGAAGGGTTAAGTTTTTGTGCACACGCATGAATGAAGGGTCCGCCCGCGTCCGCATTCCGGGCGCGGGCGGTTTTCTTTCCCCGTGTCCTCGTGCCCGTCATGTCCGCCGCCACCACCGAAATCGCCAACATCGCACTCTCTCACATCGGCGCGCGCCGGTTGCTGACGGAACTAGACACCGATTCCACCGTCGAAGCTGAGACGCTCCGGCTGCACTACAACCGCGTTCGTGACGCATTACTCCGCCGCATGCCGTGGAACTTCGCCACCAAGCGCGCCGCCGTCACTTACTCAAGCGCACCCATTTCCGACTGGGTTTCCTCCTGGGCTCTCCCGGCCGACTGCGTCCGCGTATTGCGGGTTTCCCTCGATGACCCGATTGCCAGCGACCGCGACTTCGCCGTCGAAGGACGGAAGCTTCTTACCAACCACGCCAGCAACGCAACGGTTGAGATCGTTTATCTCTCCAACACGGCGGCGACGACCGATTACGACGCGCTCTTTTTCGACGCCTTCACCTACCTCCTCGCCGCCGCGATCGCGCCGGACATCACGGACAATCCGTCGCTCTCGGACGCTTGCCTTGCGAAGTATCAGGCACTTGGCCTGGAAGACTCGATAAGGGCCAACGCCAAGGAGAGCTTCGCCGGAATCCACTATGCGACCGTGCGGGACAGCCTACTCCGTCGCTTTCCGTGGGCTTTCGCCACCAAGCGCGCCGCGGTTTCCTATTCTGCCGCGCCCATCGCGGACTGGCTTTCCTCCTGGACTCTTCCGACCGATTGCGTGCGCGTCCTGCGCGTTTCATCGGATGATCCCGCGACACCGGAGCGCGACTATACCGTCGAAGGCCGCAAGCTGCTTTGCAACCGCCTGAGCAATTCCGTCGTGGAGATCGTTTATATCTCCAACGCCGCTCCCCCCTCCGATTGGGATCCGCTTTTCGCCGAGGCGCACCGATACCTCCTCGACGCGGCCGTAGCTCATGAACTTGGCGACAGCGCGGCCGAATCCGCCTCCTATCAGAAATACGAGGGACTAGCACTAAAGGACGCAGTCATGGCCAACGCCCGGGAGGCTCTCGCGGGTGTTCACTACGCCGGCACCCGGGACGCTTTGCTACGCCGGCACCCGTGGAATTTCGCCACCAAGCGAGCCACTCCCTCGCGCTGGGGCACCGACCCCATCGCCGATTGGACTTCCGCATGGATTCTCCCGGCCGACTGCGTCCGACTCCTGCGGGTTTCGACCGACGATCCGGACGCGCCGGAAACCGACTTCGCCATCGAAGGCCGTTACCTCCTCCTCAACACCGACGAGGACGCGGACTCCGGCGACGTCAAAATTGTCTACATCTCGAATGCCGGTCCGTCGATCGATTGGGATCCGCTCTTCGTGGAGGCGTTCACCTGTCTTCTCGACGCGGCCGTTGCTTACGACCTGCAGGACAACGGAGCGGCCGCCGCCGCCATCGGAAAATACAAGGCAATGAACTTCCGAGACGCGATCACCGCCGACGCGAAAGAGACGCTGAGCGCCGAAAACCACGGCCCGCGCAAGTTGCTGGCTCAATCCTCACTCGTTGCCGCCCGTTACCGCTGAACCGCCATGCCTCATCAAAGCTATTTGTCATTTCTGGGCGGCGAGCTCTCGCCCTACCTCCGTCACCGGGTCGACTTAGACAAGCACGCCAGCGGGTGCGAGCGCATGGAGAACTATCTCCCGCTCCCCTTTGGTGGATTTCGCAAGCGCCCGGGAACCCTCTATCAAGCGACGCTTTCCGACGCTACTCGGCTTCAAGCGTTCCGATACAACGTCGCCACCGGTTACGTGTTGGCCTTCACCACTACGAATCTTAAAGTCTTTCGTTCAGACGGCACTCTTGCAGCCACCGTGACGGCGAATTTTTCCGATCCCTTCGCGCTCCAATTCGCCCAGGTCAACGACGTCCTCTTTATCGTGGACCCTGGCAACATGCCCCGTCGACTATCACGACTCACGGACACTTCGTGGACACTGGAAGACGCCCCGTTCTCATGGCCGCCCGTACTCGATGAAAACCCTGATCCGGATTGCAGCCTCTCGGTGTCGCCTCCGAGCGGATTCACTGCTACGACCGCCTGGGCGACCGCGCAAGCTTACGTTGTTGGAGTTCAACGAGTCGTTTCCTCCGTCAGCTACCGATGTATCGCCGCACACACCTCCTCCTCCTCCGACCAGCCAGGCGTGGGGAGCGCGTGGACTACCTATTGGAGGCGATCCAGCGATCTCCCTTCGACTTGGTTTCCTCCCGGGATGACGTTTCAGGTCGTTTCCGCCAAAGCGCTTTTTACCGCGAACCATGTCGGGGCGGTCTTCCAGCAGAATTCCGAGCGGAAGGCCGCGGCATTCGAGGTCGCGATGAAGGCGATCAGCGCCAACAATAACACCGCTACAGCCCCGCTTGTGATTCAGGGGAAATGGGAGTTCCAAACCTTCGGCACCTGGAAGGGAACTTTTAAAGTCCAACGCTCGACTGATCAGGGGAATACCTGGGAGGACATTCGCTCCTACACCACCGAGGGATCTCGGAACGTTTCCGCCGAGGGCGATGAGGCATCGAAGGTGCTCCTCCGGATTCACTACACGCATATCGCGGACGGGGCCACCGATCCACGCGGAATCCTCTCTTCGTCGGAAGCCTACATCCGTGGGTTAATTCGGATTACCGCCGTCACCAGCAGCACCGCGGCCACCGGCATCGCTGTCACGCCCGTGGAATGGGACTCCACTCCCTACTGGTCGGAAGGCGCATTTTCGAACGAGCAAGGTTACCCCGCGACGGTTGCCGTGCATGACCGGCGCCTCATCTTCGCTTCCACCAGCAAGCGACCAACCAGCTTGTGGTTATCGGCCACGGATGATCTCCTGAATTTCCAACAGGGAACCGATGCGGACTCCGCGATGTATGTCACTCTCGCCGCGGTAAACCAAGACCCTATCCGCTGGATTGCCTCACAACGTCGCCTCATTGTCGGCACCGCTGGCGGCGAATGGGTTTTCGGCTCGGATACCTCGGACGAATCCATTTCGCCCACGAACCTCCTTGCCCGTGAGTATTCGCGCGTTGGATCGGCCGCCACTCCCGCGCTGGTAATGGGGGAGTCGCTTTACTTCCTTGAGCGTCAGCGTCGACGCCTACGCGAATATTCCTATGCGCTGGAGCGGGAAGCCTATGCCTCGGCCGACCTCTCGCGGCTGGCAGAGCACATCACAACAAGCGGCATCGTTCAATTCGACTGGCAAGCGAACCGCGAGCCGTTCCTTTGGGCAGTACGCGCGGACGGAAGGCTGTTGAGCTTCGCCTACAACCGGGACGAGCAAATCGCCGCGTGGAGCCGCCACACTACCGCGACCGCCGCTGGCGTCGCTGGCGCGTTCAAATCCGTTGCCGTATTGCGCAACGATCACGACGATGACGACATCTGGTTTGTCGTCCTCCGGTCAGGCGTTTATTACCTGGAAAAACTTGCCGCTTCGATGCAAGCAGCCCAGGAAGCCGAGGTCATTGGCTCCTGCGTGCACGTCGATTGCGGCACCATCGGATCGTCTAGTTTCGTTTCCGGACAGCACCGGCTAAGCGTGGCCCCCGGTCTGACAGGCAAGGTCTCAGTGAACGCAAATGGCACGGTTTACACAGGCTCCGTCACATCAGGTTATGTGGTCGTCCCGGAAGCCGTCACCAACGCCATTGTCGGGCTTCCGTTAACGTCCACCCTCACCACGCTCCCGCTGGACGTTCAAACCGAGAACGGACCAACCCTTGCCAGAACGAAGCGCGGCGTGGAGATTTACGTCAACTTTTACGCGAGCGCCGGAGGCAGGATCGAGACGAACGGCGGACAGAGGGCGATTACTTACCCTGGCCCCGGCCTAACCACCGGCTGGCTCCGCGCAAAGCTCGATCCAGAACACGTTCAAGATCTGCAAATCACGTTCAGTCACTCCGATCCACTCCCCTTCACTGTCCGCGCGGCCTGCTTGGATTGGCAGTTGCACGAGAAGTGACCCGCCACCTGTTCATTCCATCGGCCGCCTCTGACGCCGCAAGCTGCCTGGAATGGAATTGCCAGCGCGTGCCCTTGATTCGGATTTGAATCGCCTCGAAGCGGCGATGATCGCCGGGGGCACGCCAGCGCAAACGCCCGTTGTCGATCGCTTCACCCCCGGGCTCTACATCCGGGAAATCTTCATTCCCGCGGGCACCACCGGAACCAGCATGATCCACAAGCGGGAGCATCCGTTTGTATTGGCGAAGGGCCGCGTTCGGGTGATTTCCGAAAACGAGGGGAGCGTCATCTATGAAGCGCCCTATGTCGGAATCACTCTACCGGGCACCCGGCGCGCGCTTCACGCCGAGACCGATTGCGTTTGGATCACCTTCCACCCAACCGAGGAAACCGACGTCGAAAAGATCATCGCTGAACTCACAGAGACGCCGGAAAACCCGCTTTTGCCAGCCGACCATCCCGCTTTAAACCACTGGCGTCATGGCGGAGTCGTCACCCTTCCTCACGAATAGCCATGAGCATGTTCTATGTTGCCGTCACAGCGACGGTGGTTGCGGCCGGTGTGAGCGTTTACAGCCAAGTCTCCGCCGCCAAAGCCGCCGAGAAAGCGGCCGAATACAACAACGACCTCGCCGAAAACGAGGCGAAGAACCGCGAGCTTGAGAGCCATGAGCAAATCAAGCGCGAGCGCATCGCTAATCGTCAGAAGCTCGCCGCGATCCGGAACAGGCTCGCCAATTCCGGCGTGGTGACCACCTCCGGCACCCCGCTTGCCATCCTCGGAGAAGCCGCAGGCAACTTCGAGTTGGGCATTCAGGATGCCGCCCGGGAATCCAGCATGCAGGCGTCCGCCTTACGCGCTCAGGGGAAGATGGGCCTTTGGGAAGCCGAGCAGGGCAAAAAGGCTGCGTATTTGAGCGCCACGTCCACCGCACTTTCCGCCGCCGGTTCCGCTGGTGGCAGCTACCAGCGAACCAAAAAGACCTATTGAACCATGCCCGTTCGCATCGAAGGAGCGCTCGCCGCACCACAACTTCAAAGCACCCGCGTTGGGATGCCGAAGGCCGATCCACGGGCCGCAGCCGCTCCGGCCCGCTCGCTTGGCTCCCTCGCTCAAAGCATCGCATCGATCGCGGAACCGTTCCAACAGCACGCGGAACAGGTGCAAAAGTTCGAGGACACTCGCGTCGAATCCGAAACCCTCAACCGATGGGCTCAAGAATCCGCGCAGCATCAACTCGACCTCGAACAGGATCCGGACCCGCAAAGCCGTATCACCAAGACCCGCGACTTCCTCACTCGCCAAAAGGGCGAAATGGAGGGGCTTGAAATGACGCCGGCCGTTCGCCAACGCCTCACGCTTCGTTTCGACGATTACGCATCGAACACCATCAACAAGACCGGCGCAAATGCCGCCATGTTGGAACGCCGCCGTGCCGCCGACGCGCTCGATGCGCGGATGCGGGGCGCGTTCGAATACAACAACGAGGGCGAGCTTGAGGACGTGTTGCGGACCGGAATGGAAACCAACCTCATCCTTCCGGGCGATGCCGAGAAGCACCGGATGGAGTTTCGCAAAAAACAGGCGAGCGACTCCGAACTCCGCACCATCCACGCCGATCCGGGCGCGTGGCTCGACCAAAACAAGCCAGACGCCATCCCACAAGGCGTCAGCCCGGCGGAATACACTCAACGCCGCAATCTCGCGCGCCAGCTTGTGGCCCAGGAGACGGCCGAGACTTCGGGCAATCTGATGGACGCGATTGTTGCCGGGAAGATCACGACGCCCGAGCAGGTCGAAAACCTCGCCGGAAACCTCCGTCCAACCGCCAAGGCGAAGCTCCTTGATTTCCTCAAAGAGCAGGGCGACGAAGCGTTCCGGGCGAAACGGGCCACTCCCGAATATCAGGACGCCACCGTAGGCAAGGCGCTCGACCTTCTCGACCGCTACCAGCTCGACGACGATCACTTCGACGAGAAGTTCGTCGAAATCGACGGCCTTGTCAGGTCGCTCCCGGAAGGCTCTCCCGCCCGCGCGGAACTCCGCCGGAAGCTCGATGCCGCCCGCGATGGACAACTTGGCGAGATCAAGGACCATGCGGACCTCGCCCGCCAAGCACTCAAGGACGCCCATAAGGCCGGACGATTCGGAAACACGGAAGGCGTGCAGGCATCGCAGTCGCTCCGCTCGATCCTCGACGACGGCATCCTCACCGACGCCACGAAGCTCCAACGCCTCGGCTTCGACGCCAAGCAAGCGAAGGCGATCGCCGCCGGAAAGCAGGAAAAGGACCGCCTCGCCCTATTCCGCACCACGTTCGACGAGCGCAAGGGCACCGACCAAACTTCGCCTTTCGAGCGAGCCGCGTTCCTCGCCATTCGCGACGGGATGCCGCCCTCGCACATGGTGGAGATCACCGACGACAGCGGCCGGGAAAAGACGTGGCAGAACTACGGCCGGGCACAAAACAGCTTGGAGCAGTGGCTGAAGGTGAACCCGAAAGCCTCGCCCGAACAGATCACCGAGAAAGTGAAGGAACTCGGCGGCCAGGCCGATTCGCAGAGCCTCCGCCAATCGCTGTTTAAATCCCGCCCCTCTGGCGTCTCCGTGGATGGTTCGCCGGGCGTATTGCCGCCGCGTGAAACGTCGCAATCCTCGCCGCCTTCCGATACGCGCATCACCTCCTACGGTTATCCGGACGACGAGACGCCCGACACCAATTCCGCCAACGGCATCGGCAGCTTTACCACCCGCGCCGACGCGCTGGCCGATCGATCCGCCGAAACGCGGCTCCGACCTGGGGACATCGCCGTCTCCCCGGACGTGGAGCGTGAACTGACAGCCGCCGGGGTGAAGCCGCGCGACGAGATCACCGTCACCCTCGCCGATGGCACGACGCACCGCGGTCGATGGATGGACCGCACCAGTTCCTCCCTCACCGGCCGCATCGATCTTTATTCCCCCGAGGCCAAGGATGCCCGTAGCGGCAAGAAGGTCGTCGGCTGGTCGATCTAACACCCCTTCCCCATGCTTACCGCTTCATTCGATCAACCCGACGTCACCGACCCGCCTGCCGCGACGGCATTGCCCTCCCAGCTTCCTCAATCGGACGCGAATCCGATGTTGGCGGAGCTGAACCGCCCCGCGCTTGAGCGGGAACAACAGGAGGCCAACGCGCTTACCCAATGGCGCGCGGAAGCCCGGCAGGAAATCGACGACTACGCTCTCAACTTCGACAAGTTCTCTCCGGAGCATGAAGAATGGGTGAGGCATCGCGCCATCGTTTCTCAATTCCTCAACGTCGAAACCGACCAGGACCCCGGCGAGGGGCTTGCATACGATATGCTCCGCGATCAAGCGGCCGACGTGTTGTTCGAAGGCCGTGGCCGTGGCAGCGATGCCGCGTTTTTTGGGGAAATGCAGCGTTCCGCACAGGGACGTAAGGATTCCAAGAACCTCCATCGCTCGCTGCAGGAAGCTGCCTCGCTTTCGGAAACCGCGCGTTCGACCGACTTCTTTTCTCGCGATCTACGCAGCTTCGCCCAATGGCGCGACCAAGCCCGGACCTCGCCCGGTTACGACCCGAAGAAGGAGGCCGATTACCTCGAAGCATGGGAGACGCAACGCACCGCCGTCCGCGAAAACTTGGAGCCTTACCTTGGCCCGCTCGCCGAGGTGTGGAACAAGATGCAAACCGGCGAAATCGGCCAAGAGATTCGTTCCGCCTACTCCGCTTTGCCGGAGGATCAACGTCAGAACTTCATGGCGTCCCTCGCGCTCCTCGCCCGTGGCCTACCGAAAGAGCAACAACCCGCCTTTTGGTCGAACATCAGCAAGCAAACAGGACGCGACGCGTCCGACCTTCTCCGTGGCGTCGGCCGATCGATGTTGTCCCACATGGAAAAGGAGGCGAAGCACTCCGTCTCTTATACCCCGGAGCAAGAACAGCTTCGCCAAGGCATCCAATCCGCGACCCATGACGAACAGCTTGCCATGAACTTCGCGGCGGACGTGCGGCGCATTCAGCGGCAAGACTTCGACCCCATCCAACACCTCGCGAAAAGCGAAACCGGAAAAGCGGTCGAAACCGGCCTCTACGGCATCCCGGGCGCTCTCACGTCTACAGCCACGGCGATCGCGCCGGGCGGCGTTCCCCTGCTCTACCTGAGCATGGAAGGCAGTGCTTACGAAGAGACGCGCCAACGCCTGATGGATCGCGGGCTTTCCGATACCGATGCCTCCGCCCACGCCGGCGAACTCGCGCCATGGATCGCAGCACCGCAAGCCATCCTTGAGCGCGTGCAGGCCGAGGCCATCCTTGGAAAGCTTCCGTTTTTCGAGAAGGCGCTCGGAGCGGTCGCTGACAAGATCACCAATCGCGCTCTTCGCTTTGGCGTTCGAGCCACAACGGGAGCGTTGGAGGAAACGGCCATCGAACGCACCCAGGACTTCATGCCCGCCATTGTGGAAGAGGTTGGATCCGCACTTGGCCGCGACCTTCCTGCCGTGCAGTGGACCGGCGACGGCGGAGAATTTGACGGTTTCTGGACACAGAACCTTTCCACCTTCGTCACGATGCTCCCGCTTTCCCTGATCGGAGCGACCGGCGGGCTTTCGCGTGACCAACGCAATCGGGCTGTCGCAAAGTCGTCCAACACCGAACTCCTGGCGTGGGGCGTAAAGGAAGACAACTTGGCCGAGATCCGCGCAGGCCAGGCGAAGGGCGATCACTCTCTTGGCATCGCCGTCGACCAAGCCATTGCCACGCTCGACCCACGGAGCGAATCCGCGAAGACTGCAACGCAGGAACTCGCCGAAGCACAGCAAGCGGCACAACAGACCGCGCAGGAAGCCGAGCGTTCCGGCGTTCTTCCTCGTTTCCAACGCACGTCCGAAGGCTGGACCGTGTTCGATGGGGAGACCAACGAAGAGGTTGGCACCGCGCCCGATGCCGCCGGGGCGTTCCGGTTGGCCAAGACCCATTCGGAAGCCGTGGAGAACATGGACGCCGATCGCGTCGCCTATCTCGCCACGATGCTCCAAGCGGGCGACCTTCAAAGCTCGCGCGACAGTGAATCCCGTGAAACCACCACGGACTTCCGCCCGGGCGAAACGGTCACGACCACCCAGCAAGCCGCCGGTTCCGAACAGGATGCCGCTCGCGTGGCCGCTCAGGTTTCCGCCAAGGAACGATTGAATGGCGGCGACGGCTCCATTGCCCAAGTGGTTTTCGGTCAATCCCGCACCGAGATCGAACAGAAGCAGCGACGCACGCTCAACCGACTCAACGCCGGCGCTTCCGTTCTCACCGTGTTCCATGAAGAGGCGCACGGATTCTATCGTGAAGCCATCGCCGCCGGTCGCCTCACTCGCGACGACACCGTTGCCACGCTCCGGGCCGTGGAAGCCGTGCTCGCGGGCCGAACCACCAAGGACGGCCAAGCGCTTCGCTTCCTTCCTGAAAACGACGCCGACGTCACCGATACCGCCATCGACGAGGCCGTCGCCGAGCTGATGGAGGCGGAAATCCTCCGAACACGCGGAGGAGGGCGCAAGCGCACCGTCAAGGTCCAGTCCGTTCGCCAAATTCCCTCCGGCATCATTTCCCGTAACCTCTCCGCCATCGCTCGCCTCGCGCCTGGTGCCACCGAGAAGTTCACCAATTTCCTCCGCGCGGTTCGCTCTTACTTTGGTCTCGCGTTCTCCCGTGCCGTGGCGATCAAGCAGGGCATCCGCGAAGGCAAGATCGATGCGGCAAAGCTCGACGACTTCACCACCAAGCTCCTTGGACTCAACGAGCAGGACGAGCACGACACGGCCGTCGCCAAGGAAGCGGCCGACCTTCTCGGCACCTATTACGGCGAGGAAGCGGCGATAGCTGTGCCGGAAGGGGACCCCTTCTCGATCGGGCGCGCAACCATCACACCCACCCAGGAAACCCACCTCTTCGAAGGGGTGGAAGGATCGCCAAGCGTCCTCGGTCCGGCGGCGTTCTCCATCGGCGCTTACCACGGCACGCCGCACAAGGTGGACAAGTTCAGCACCGACAAGATCGGCACGGGCGAAGGCGCGCAGGCTTACGGATGGGGCCTATACTTCGCGAGCGATCGCAAAGTGGCGGAACACTATCGCCAATACATCTCAGCCGTGGACGGCACCCCGGCAGGTCACGCGGCTCACACAGTCGCCATCTATCAAGGCGACACCCAAAAAGCCCTTCAACATCTTAGAGGAATTCTTCCAGATGAAGGTGAAACCACTTTTTCGGGCGAGACGCATGAATTCATCGCGAACGCCATCCTGTCCATCGAGGATCTATCTTATAAAACCGCGCTCAATCGCGGAAACCTATACGCCGTCAATCTCAGGGTAGAGGCCGACGACTTGCTCGATTGGGATAAGCCGCTGGACGAACAACCACCCGCCATCCGCGACGCAATCCTCCGAGGTTACGAAGAAATGGCATTAGTATCGCCAGAGGGTGCAGCCACGCCAAAAACGGGGGAATACCTCTACCGCGATTTCGTGGCCGGCATGGGGGGATTGGAATCACGCGACCCGGCACCCGCTTCCACCTATTTAGCGGAACTCGGGATCAAAGGCATCCGCTACCTCGACGGAGGAAGCCGGGCAGAAGGCGAAGGCTCATACAACTACGTCATCTTCAATCACGGCGACATCGAAATCACCCACGAGAACGGCGAGCCGATCGCTTTGGCAGAAAGCTCTTTCTCCCTTGGCTCCGCCGCCATTGCCGACGCGATCCGCGGTGACGCCCTCGCGCGCATCAAGAACCCGCTTCGCCGTGCCCAGGCAATGGAACGCATCTCGCGAAAGGCCGAGGCGCTCCGGTTGCAGTTCGATCGCCTCGAACTCCTCGCGGGCTCCAAGCGGCTCGGCAAATCGCTGCGGAAGGAAGCCGCGATGCGCGAAGCTCAACGCGCTCAGGAATTGGAAAATGAAGCCTATGCCCGCCACTGGGGCATTCTCTCCAATGACGACCTAACGCGGATCAAAAGCCAACCGGCTCATTCCCATCTGGCCGACCCGAAATCTCCGCTTCGTGGCCGTCTCATGTCGAAGGCGGCCGCGATCAAGAAGCAGCCGGACCTTTTCCAACTTCATCGCCCGGGCGACTACGATGGAAGCGACGGCCTCTCCCGCTCGATCTTCGGCGGCACTCTCATGCCCGACCAAGCCGCGCAGGAGCTCTATGACGCTGGCCTCATCAAGGAGCCGACGACTGACGCGCTTTGGGACAAGCTCCGCGAGGAGCAGAACATGGTGGCGGGAATGAAGGATTTGCAGGCGAAGGCAATGGAGGACATCCGCAACGCCCGCAAACAGGCGAAGGCGGAAACGAACGTGTGGCTCGCCGAACAGACGAAGAACCAGGCGACGCACTACTCGCCCAAGGAGGAGATTCTCCGCACGCTGGCCACGCTCGACGGCATCCTTGCCGTTCTTCCCCCTCACATTCGGGGCGAAATCGGTGGATACACCCAGCTTGCCCGGATTGGGAACGACGTGAACCGCCTCGCGTTCCTTCGCGACAAGCTTGGGCTCGCGGATGCGAAGCTCGAGTCGTGGCTCCGCGTTCAATACGCGAAGGAAATGGAGGCGCTCCTTAAACGCGCCAAGCCGGACAAGTCGGAAGAAGGCCACAAGCCACGCGGGAAAATTGGCAGTGATCTCCACGACCTGTTCCGCTCGCTCGAAGCGGCAATGAGTCTTTCCGCCGGTGAAGTCGAAGCCGAAGCCGTGAAGCTCGAAAGCCTGGTCGAATCCGGCGAATACACCGCCGATCAGGAAAGCCACATGACGCTTGAGGCAAATCTCCTACGCCTTGTCGCCGATTGGGAACACGCCGACGCCGCCCGACGCGAGGCCGCTCTCCTTGAGGCCACCCGCGTTTTCGAATCCGGTTACTTCGAACACCGCCGGGAAGTGTCCGCCAAGCGTGAGCAACGCGCGAAGAAGCGGGATGCACTGCAAACCGCCACCGGCAAGCAGGGCGAGCGCATGGAGCGAGTGCAGCGGGCCGTGAAGGACTCGAAGCTACCCGGCAGAATCAAAGACGTCGCCCTCTCCCTTCTTTCGTTCGAGCAGATCGTCCGAACCGCTTTCGGCGAGAACACATCCGAGGCAAACCACTTGGTGGATTGGGAGCGCAAGGCATCCGCCGCTAAGGAAGACGCGATCGACGGGAAAGTTTCCGCCATTGAGGAACTCTTTGCCGATCTCGCCGGCGGAAAATACAAGGGCGAACAACTGCGCTGGAAGCTCTCTCAACCCGGCGCCGTGTCCTTCAAGGACTGGAAGGGCCGGGAGCAGACGTTTTCCGAGTTGGAAGCGATCACCGCAACGCTCATGTGGCGCCAGGAAGATGGACGCCGCCACATGGAAGGCCACGTTTCCGACGAAGGGAAACCGGTGGGCGATTGGCATTGGCGGGAGCAGGACGTCGCCGATCTTGAGGACCAGCTTTCGCCCGAAGCGAAGGCGATCCGCCTTCACATCGCCGAACAATACGGCACCGAATACGACCGTTTGAACGTCGTTTTCCGGGACCTCTACGGGGTCAGCCTTCCACGTCACAAGAACTACTCCCCCCTCACCGTGAAGCCGGTGAAGACACAGGGCGGGCAAATGCTCGATCCGGTGACCGGCGCGACCATGTCCGGCTCCGCGTTCTCTCCCGGCTCGCTGAAAACTCGGTCGCAAACCGCCGTGGCAGAGCCTGATTTCCGCGACGCGCTCCAAACCTACTTGGCCCACACCAATCAAATGGAGCACTTCATGGCCTACGCACCATTCGCTACGGAGGCCATGGCACTCATCAACTCCCGAGACGTGGGGAACGCCATCGAAGCCGCCGGGGGCAAGGAGACGCTTTCGGTTCTGCGGTCGTGGCTCGATCACTTTGCCCAGGGCGGCACGCGCGACGCCGCGGCACATCTGGGCATGAACAAATTCGCCAGCCAGATGAATTCACGGCTCGCGGCGGCTGCTCTCGCGGGACGCGTTTCCGTGCTGGCGATTCAATCCACCCAACTGGCCGCTGCTCTCGCGGAGATGCCAACGGGCTCCTACTTCATGCGCTTCACCAAGCTCATGACCGGGCAACTCGGTTGGCGCGACGCGCTCCGTTCGGATTACATCCAGCGGCGGCTTTCGCAGATGCCGCCCGTGGTTCGTCAAGCGATGGAGGGCCTGCACAGCCGAAAACCCTCGCGCCTCAAGCACGCGGCCGAGCGCCTCGGGCGTCTGATTTCCGGAGCTGACGCGCTTTTCACCGCTGGCACCTACGCCATTGTGTTCGACTACCAACTCGCCCAGGCGAAGAAACTCGGGCTTACCGGCAAGGACTCGACCGACTACGCACACACTGCGGCGGAACGCAGCACCGACCGGGTTGCCCAACCGACTCGCGCCGGCACTCGATCGCTCTACGAGAACACGGCAACGCATCCGGCCGCCCGCCTGATGTGGGCGTTTGCCTCAGAATCTCGTCAAAAGCTCATCCTTGCTGCCTACGCAGCCGCGAAACAGCCCGCCGGAGCCAAGTTCCGCGCGTTTGCAGTAACGTGGGGAGCGGGCGGGGTAATCGCGGCCTTGATGCGTGCCGCCTTGCGCGATCTCCGCGACGACGAAGACGACGAGTGGTTCGATGAACGGAATTGGGACCCGGGCCGACTCGCCCTCGCTTCGTTGACCGGGCCGCTTCAGGGCATGCCGATGCTGGGCGAAGCCATCGAATCCGCCCTGTTCACCGGTTTGGGAGAATATCGAGCCAGCGGAACTTTGCTCAACAACCTGGCCGTGGGCGGGAAGGCTTTGACCCACCTAGACGAGTGGTTCACCGGCGAACGGGACTTCGAAGGTGCACTGAAGGACATCGAAGACGTGCTCGGCGCGGGCGCGACATTCTCCGGGAACTCAGCGGCCGCCGCTTCATTCTCTCACATCGCCCGTGATTTGCTGGGCATCTATCAGAACGCGACGGGTGAATAATTCCCCGCCACCTGTTCAATCTCAAAGGCCCGGACGCGTGACCATGGTGGAGTCCTCTCGCAGGACTTCCGCCATGGACTTCATCGAAAATCCCTCCGTTTCGTTCGCCCGCCCAGCGGACACCAACGCCTATGCCGTAGGCGACTTGGTAGCTAACAGCACGGTTTCCGCTAACGTCATCTTCCCCTCGATCACTGCCGCCCGCTTCCTCGGGCATGGCTTCATGCTTCGACGGGCCAGTCTCCGCAAGACGAGCGGCGGCACAACCAATGCTAGCTTTCGCATTCACCTCTTTCGCTCTGCCCCAACGATCAACGCCGGCGCAGACAATGCGTCATTCGCGCTCCTTTCCGGCGTCGCCGACTATCTCGGCGCATTCGACGTCACAATCGATCGCGCGTTTGCCGATGGCTCAATCGGGATAGGCGCTCCCTCCGCTGGCCATGAGATCAGCGCGAAGCTCACCAGCGGCCAATCCGTGTTCATCGCCGTAGAAGCTCTTGCGGCCTACACCCCGACGAGCGGCGAGACGTTCACCCTCACCTTTGAGGACTTCCAAAACTGATGCGCTTAGGGCGGATAGCTTTAATGAGCGGTGCCAGCGATCGACCAGCGCTGGATCTGGCGTTTGCCTTGGACAAGGTATTGACGGCTCGCCGAGGGCCAACACCGACGTTCACCCGTGCCAGCACCGGAACCTTTGTGAATTCCAGCGGGCTCATTCAATCGGCAGCGATCAATGTCCCCCGATTCGACCACGATCCCCTGACCTTGACGTGCAAGGGCCTTCTGATTGAAACCACTCGCTCCAATCTTTTGCGTTGGTCCAACCCGGACGTCGACAATAGCGCTGGGGTTTGGGGCTATTCAGCAGGCGGACAAGTGATTCGTATGGGCACGACGTTCGCGCCGGACGGCGTGAGCGCAGCGCCCATTTACCAACACCAGTTCACGAGCTTTGCGTATGTGGGCCAAAGCGTCACTCTAACGGCGGGGGTCGCCTACACATACTCCTGCTGGGCAAAGCGCACCGCCGGTGTCAGCACGACAGGCAACCTGCTTGCAGTCTACTCAGGCAGCACGGGGTCCATTGTGTTGCCCGTTGTCGGCTCTGGGGTTTCGGGAGATTGGCAACGCTTTAGCTTTAGCTTCACTCCAGTAGTAACCGATAGCTTCCTTATTCTACTGGGCTCAGACCAAGGCAACGGAAGCGATTTCGCATACTGGGGAGCACAAGTGGAAGCCGGGGCTTTCCCCTCTTCTCACATCCCCACCACCTCCGCCACGGCCACACGATCCGCCGACGTCTGCTCGATCTCAAACTACGGTTTCAATCCAAACGGTGGCACCATTGCCATTGAGTTTGATACGGCGGCAACGGGCGATTTTTGCCCCGTTCACCTAGGATCACCCTCCAATGGCACGCCGCACATCCAGCGCTCCGGAAGCTTCTATGCGGCGAATTTTGGTAGAGCGGGCTCAGTCATCAACAACTCAGCCGCCAGCTACCCAGGATCCGCAAAAGCCGCCTATGGATACAAGGCGGGAAACTCGGCGTTTTCAGTGAACGGAGTTCTGGTTTCTAACAGCGACCCTAACGCCTTTTTCAATAACGGACTCGCCCTCATTGGTTCGTCAGGGGCCGCCTACCTCAACGGCCGTATCTCGCGCCTCCGTTATTACAGAACCCGACTCCCCAATTCGGCGCTCCAAGCTCTCACCCTGTAATGCTCGATATCCTCCTCTGCTTCCCGTCCCGCGATATCGCCGTCCAGTTCGGAGCGGCGCAGGGCTTCACCATGCAGGACGGAGATGGCCAGTGGCAAACCACAGTGGCCACTCACCAACTCGCCATTGCCATCATCGGCGAGCACTTCATTGCAACAGGCGAAACGACCACCGGCCAGCACGGCGAACTGGTGCCAGTCATTCAAGGAGACGGCAAATGGTGGGTTCTGGTTCGCGGCATCGCGGCCATGCCGATCCCAGCCGAAGCCGATCCATTCATTGCGTGGCGCTCGGACTCCGGCCTAACGCGCCCAAGCGCGCCTGAATTTCCCACCAACACTTGGGCATGAAATCCGCGCTCCTCGCCATCGTCGGCCTACCCATCGCCCTGCCGATCCTCGTCTACTTCGGCTTCTGCGGACTCATGTCGCGCCTCACCGGCGAGGGAGCCAAGCGCTACCAACTGCCTCCCCTTCCCGCCCGATGATCCTTTTCCCGGACAAATTGAAGTTCGAGGACGCCGGCATGGTGGATGGCTCCCGCGTGTTCGAGTTGATCGCCCGCTTCCGCTATCGCTCAAGCCGGGGCGAGATCATCGTCCCCGTTGGGTTCCGAACCGATGGGGCGACCGTCCCGCGGGTCTTCTGGAATCTATTCTCCCCTTACGGCGAATACTTCGGCGCGGCCGTCGTTCACGACTTCCTCTATTCGCCGCGCAACCGGCGTTTCAACCGGGCCGAGTGCGACGCGCTGTTCCTCGAAGCCATGTACCACCTGGGCGTTGGCTGGTTCACCCGCGGCTTGATCTATCGCGCCGTCCGCCTCGGTGGCGGCCGTCACTTCCAAGGCAATCCTCCCTCCTGATACCCATGAACCGCACACAGATTACCGCACTACAGTACGCCGTTGGCACTGATCCCGACGGGGTTTGGGGCGAGGGCAGTCACAGTGCATGCAAAGCCCATCTCCGAAGGCTCATGCCAACAGCCAATCCGTGGCCCGCCTCCGATCAAAGCAGCTTGCGGGCATTCTACGGCAGACCAGGCGACGAGACTGCCCTCATTGGCCTTCCTGTTCCCGCCGGCGTTATCGTTCACTACGAAGGCCGTCCGGTGCAGACGATCCGTTGCCATGCGAAGGTTGCCGCATCCCTTGGGCGCGTGCTGCAGGAACTCGCCAAGGTCGCGCCCAACGTCCTCCTTGATTACGCTGGCTGCTACAACAACCGCAGCATCCGAGGCGGAACCGTTCCGTCACTGCACGCCTACGGTGCCGCGATTGATTTCTGCCCGGACGCCAACGGCAACCACACCCATTGGCCTACCGGGTCCACGATGCCCTTGGCAGTGATGGAGGCATTCGCCCGCGAGGGCTGGCTTTCGGCCGGTGCCTTTTGGTCCCGCGACGCGATGCACTTTCAAGCGACCCGATAACTGCCATGATCGCTCAATCCATCGGCCGCCTTATCGCCTTCCTGTTGTTCCTCTTGGCCATGTGGCTGACATCGTGCGCGCAAATCCCCATCGCTCGCACCTACTCGTTGGAGACCACCACGCGCACCGGCGACCACGTCCGGGCAAGCGTCCGGTTCGAGCCGCCGACGATCCGGGCGACCAAGTAACCTCGCCGCCTGTTCACACGCCCCATCCCGCCATGCGCCACTACCTTGCATCTATGTTGCCCGCGGACGCCATCTCCCCCCTCATCGGCTTTTCTGCCTCCATCGCGTCCGCTACGGGAATCATCGTCGCTCAGACGAGCGCCGACGTTATGCCCCCGGTCGTGAAGGCGTGGATGGAAGGCGGCTTCTCGCTCGCCCTGGTGGTCTGCCTACTCTACGCGGTCGTCACCCTTTGGAAGCGACTCAACCAGCGCGACGCGGACCTCGCCGCCTTGAACAAGGAGCACCGCGAGCATCAAAAAGCACAGTCCGAGTCGCTCATCGAAACACTCGAGAAGCTAACCGACCGCATTGCGGAAAGGCGCTGAACCGCTCGAAAGTCCCATCGGGACACCTTCGTTTCATCGGATCATCCTCGGAACACCGTGGATCGCGTTTCACTCAAGCCATTGAAAATGAAGATGGCGGAGAGGGAGGGATTCGAACCCTCGGTAGGGTATTAACCTCCCGTGCGAAACGCCCTAATGGGACTTTCGCTGTGTTTGCAATAGGTTGCCCGGATTGGCTTGTTGTCACTCGACCCAATGAACTCGTTGGGCACCTTCGTTTGATCGGATCAAATCGGATCAAACCGCCCGCAGCTCTTGCGCTTCATTCTCCTCGAAGCCAGGCGGCCGGATGGCGAACCATTCGACACCCTCGGCCGCCGCTTTCGGGTTGTGGTAATGACCATGCAGCATCGTCACCGACGTCCCCATTTCCTCCGCCACCTGGGGAAGCGATCGGACGATTGCGTTGCGATAGGAGCCATACGAGTGCCGAAGCGCGTCTTGAGGCCAGCCGTCGCCAAAAACCTCTTTCCCGAGTCGCCGGGTTTCGCCTGCATCGGAAGGATTTCGGAGACAAACCGGCCCGGTCATACCCTCCTTGATGCCCGCCCATTCGAGCCCGGCCCTAAGCGCGGCGCTCATCGGTATAATCCGGGGGAGTTTTACTTTCGACGCGACTCCGGGCAAACGGATCACATTGAACGCCCAGTCGATTTCCTCGCAATGAAGGCCGCGCTTCTGCTTTTTCTTTTCCGTGGAAGACGGGGCGATTTCCTCGGGACGGAGCCCAGCGAAGGCACCTAGCACCACCCACGCGCGCCACTCCTCCGACACCTCGGAAAGAAGCTTTTGCATTTCCTCCTGGGTTAGCACCCGGCGGTCTCCGTGCTCCACCGCAGGCGCGGGCAGGCGTTCCGCAACCGTGATTGGATCATTCCCGGCCAGTTGCTCGCGCTGGCACCAGTTCCAGAACATCACCAGCGCCGCGCGAATGTCGCGTTTCCGCTTCGTCCCTACCGATTCACCGCGCTTATCCCACCACGCCTTGAGTTCGGGAAGGTGGATCTCAACCACTGGCTTCCCTTTGAAGGCTTCCGCCATTTCCTCGAGCACCTTGCGCGTGCGCTTGAGGTGGGGCGTTTCCTCCCCCGCTTCCGTCTTCTTGTGATCGACGAACCGCGCGACGCTAGCCACGACCTCCGCGCTTTTGTGTCGGCTTCGCAGGAACGCCAGCAAGGCTTCCTCGTCGTGCTCGCTCGCCTCCGCGTGGACCGCCTCCAGGAACCGCTTGCGCTTCGGGGAAAGCATCTCCCACACCAGGCCGCCCGCGCTCATTTGTTCGAGCGCGTTCTCCGCCGCGACTTTCGCCTCGTCCTTCGTTTTTCGCGTCTTGTAGCGCCAGCCGCCTTTCGCTGTTGAATCCTCGACCGCGAACCGCCACCGGCGCTTTCCCGTCGTCGGGTGAATCCACGGGAAAACCGTGACACTGGCCGTGCCTTTACACACACGGAAGCTCTTGTTAGGCTGGCTTTCCTTCTTCATGGATCAACAGGTAAATCTTCGCTGGGTGTGCGGTGCTGCCGCTACGTGGTGTATCGTTCTGGCGTTGGTCGAATTCGACGCCGGATGGGTTTATCAGTTATCCCGTTGGGGATTGTGCGCGGCTGCTGGATGGGCCGCATTCACCCTCAGAGGATGGCGTCGGTGGGCGCTGGCGGTGGTGGCCGTTCTATTCAACCCGATCGCCCTGATAGGCTTCGAAGAAGAGGAATGGCGGTTTGTGGATTGGGTTTCAGCAACGGCGTTCTTCGGGGTGCATCTTCGGAAATCTTCCTTTCGATGGCTGCTCTGGTGCCGCAGAAACTTTGAGCTCAAGGATTACTTTGGCGTTCTGATGATCTCAACGTTCGTGGCGGTGGGCATTTACACGGCGCTCCATCCAATCCAACCGCCTACAAAAGAAGAGCTTGAAGCCAAAAAGAAGGCTGAAATGGACCGGATTATGAACACTCTTGATCCGGGCCGGGAGGAACGGGCTCAAAAGCAGATTTGGCGGGAACAGGAAGCCAAATCAGCCCAACTCCGGGAGCGGCTAAATTCTCATCCTTCCTTTTACCAAGCCCCTCCGAAGTAGGTTATCGGCTCATTTTTCTTTCAGTTGTCTTAAGGATCATTTTCGGAATGGACTCTGGGCGGGAAAGTGTTCAGTTGAACACATGCCCCCGCGAGTTACTCTCCCTTCTTTTCGCGCCTCCTTGACGTGGGGCGTTGGCTACTAATCCCCTGATCCACCGAAAGGCCCTTGTATAGGGATTCGGGAATCACACGGAACGGGAAGGTAAGCTCCTTTTCTTCTGCCCAAGTCTTGGCGAGGCCTCGGATGGAGGCGGCCACCAGAGCGACCTGAGAGATCCCGCTCTCATCGGACACCCGTTTAAGGTCGTCCAATACATCTTGGGAGTGGCGTTGCGATAAGCGCCCTTCAGTTTCTGCCATGCCACCCAATAGGTGACAATGGGTGGCCCTGCAAAGAAAAAACACAAAAACACCCAATGGGTGGCAAATAATGATTTACAAGACACCCAATGGGTGGCATTTCTTTTCCATACATGAGCACGACCGCACTCGAATCGACTCTGGCTTTCTACTCCCGCGACACGGGAATTCCTAAGCGCGAACTCCGCCGCATGTGCATGCAGGCCGGGCTCGAACAGCTCTCCCGTGGGGAGCTGAAGGTTTCCGCAAAAAACGCCGGCAATAAGCCGAAGCGCCGCCGCACGGCCTAACCCTCCGACTCCGTGGACGCCGATCCATCAATTCGCCGGCCCCTGTGGGGATTCGAACCCCTCCCAACCGAAGCGACATGGCACCGAGATCTCAAGGAACCCAGCAAGGGTTTCCGCATGCTGCGGTGTGAAGGGGTAGAGTTTCATTTCCTGCAGGATGCGCCGGAGCGTGGAGAGGCGCTCCCAACCGTGAGCCGAGAAATCCGGATCAAAAAGGCCACCATCCTCATTGAAGTGAGTGACCCAGCCGAGTTCGCGCAGGTGTTTCATGAACTCAAGCTGCCGTTCTCCGAGGTCCGCGTCGTTCTGCATCCAGCTTCTATGTCAGCGCTCCCGCCCGCCGACAACTCCGACCCTTCATAGGTCTTTTCCCGTCCCAGGAACCCCGCGCCGGTTTCTGACCAGCCACTCACCGAAGAAACCGGCGCACCCCTTCTCTCCTTCCTTCATCATGCAAGCAACCACTCCAACCAAGACCGACCGCCCCGCGGCCGACCCCTTGGAACAACTTCGGGGCCTCATCGAACGGGAACCGGACGTGAAGAAGCTGCACCGCCTTGAGCAATGCGGCGACCGCTTCCGCTACCTGATCGAAACCCCATTCGAGACTTTTCCCAAGTTCGTCATCGGCACCACGGACGCCACGAACAACGACGTGCGAATCGAGCATTCTTGCGGCCTTCAATCCACCGCCGAGGAGGCATGGGACGCAGACGGAAAGGAGGCTCCATGACCCTTTCCCCATCAGAGCGCCAGAAGGTGTGCGAAATGGTCGCCGCGGGCATTCTAGACGACCTCCGCGCCAATGGTAGCGGCGCACTGGAATCGTTCGTCACTGTCCCCCTCTCCACCGCCGGCGCATTGCTCGGCATGGGCGCAAAGCAGGTCGCCCGCCGGTTGCCCGTCGTCGACATCGGCGACCGCAAGAAGGGCGTGAGCCTTGCCGCCATCAAGGAATACCAGGCGAAACACACCACCCAACCAGAGGAGGCCACCGCGTGAACCCTTACCGTTTCCGCAAGGTCACCGTGTCCGGCGATGAAGCCGCGAAGCACGACCGCGTTGCCAAGGATATGAGCCGCGAAGTCCTCTTCCGCGTCCATCGCGACTTGGAGGACCGCAAGGACGTCGACCGCAGCACCATCGAGGGTCGATGGATCATCGAACGGCTCGCCGCGGTGCGCCGGGAAATCGAACGGCGTTCCAAACTCAAAGCCGCATGAAAGCCCCCGCCCGCGCCAACGGCGCAGCCATCGCCTACTGCATCATCGGCGGACACTTCGCCATGGGCGCCTGGCCCCTCTTTGGAATCCACCCCTGCGCCGGGATTCTCGCCGCTCTTTTCGCGGTCGTCCTGATCCTCCTAGCGATCGGTCGCCGACGCTTCGCCAGCGCATACCGCTTTCAACCGTGACCATCGTCCTCCCCCTCCCTCACGCACGGCTATCCCCTAACAGCCGGAGCCATTGGCGGCCGAAGGCAGCGCAAACGAAGGCTCATCGCGTCCGCGCGAAGCTTCTCACCCTTGAGGCCATTGGCGGACAGCCCGCCCCCACGTTCACCGGCTACCGCTTGGCCTTCTTCCTCCCGGACGCTCGCCACCGCGACGACGACAACCTTGCCGCCAGTTGCAAGGCCTACCGCGACGGCATCGCGGACGGCCTCAAGGTGGACGACTCCACCCTCGCCCTTGCCGGGCGCCCCTCTCTCACGATCGACCGCGCCAATCCCCGCGTGGAGATCACCCTGATTCCTTGAACCCTTTCCCCTTCCTTCACATTGCATCACCTATTCATCGACATCGAAGCCCTCGGCCAGAAACCCGGGTGCGCCCCCATCGAACTCGGCGCCGTAATTTTCGAGCCGGATACCGGCATCATCGCCGGCGAGTTCGCCCGAATCATCAAGCCTCATCCTGCGCTCAAAGGAGAACCTGAAACGCTCGCATGGCATGCTGAGCGTGGCAGCTATCCATTCACGCCGGTGCGTTACATCGAAGCGGAACCGCTCGCGCATGCCATTGCCGACTTCTTTTCATGGCTCCCGAAGGAGATCGAGGCCGTTTGGTCGTGGGGTTCCACTTACGACTTCCCCGTCCTGGACGCCGCTCTCGCGGTCATCGGCGAAAAAGCACCGTGGGAATACTGGCAACAGCAATGCGCCCGCACGGCTTGGAAAATCGCTTTCGGCCCTGATCGAAAGCACGCCCCGCGTCCGCATCATGCGTTGGAAGACTGCCGCGCCGGCGTTGCCGATCTCTGCGAGGCGCTTCGATACACTAAGGGCGACGGCGCGTGGGTCGCAGCACCGACCTATCACGAGGAAATCAACGAACAACGGGAACGCATTCAAACCCTTGCGGGCGCCTACAAAGACATGGAGCGCCAGCGGGACGAGGCCATCCAAGCAGCCAAGTGCATTATCAACGTCGCATAAACCCTTCCTACCCTTTCGTCTCATGAAAATTCCAGCAGGCGCAAACCCCTCCCTCGTTCTCAGCACCGATGAAACCCGGTGGATCATCAATCACGCTCTCGTTCGTGAAGGTCATTTGATCGCCACCGATGGCCGACGCTTGATCGTCCAAAGAATCTCGCACGAAGAAACCGACGAGCGGCGGGAATTCCTCATCGGTTCTGCCTTTCTTCAAAAGGCGTTCGACGCGTGCGCGGTTTATTACGGATGCGACAACCCCGATTGCGAAGATCCTCAGTGCGGGCGCGAAGTCGCGCACCGGAATCCAATCGACATCGCCGTTGGAGCGGAAGCTCTGTCGGCCTACTTGGGGGATGGAATCGTCGGACACTTCAAGCCGGACGGCGTTACCGCGGAAAAGTTCGTCAACTGGCCTCAATCGATCCCTGCCGAAAAAGGCACGGTGAAGCTGTCGCTGAATGCTCGGTTTCTCCTTGAAATCGCTGAGGGGCTGGGTTGCCCAGCCGATCAAGTCACCATCGAACTTGATCCCGATTCGGATGCCCCGGTGGTCATCACCCACCCGGAATACCCGGACCGATTCGCACTCCTTTGCCGGTGTCGTCTGCCTCATCCTCACAATTTCAATCCTACGCCCGCACCGAATACCGCTTGGCAATTCGCCCAGGACCAACGCGCGAAATATTTCGCAGAGAAGGAGGACGCGTGACCGAGGACTTCGCACTCTTACAGGGCATCGGCTCCGCCATGTCCAATCACCGGATGACCGGCGCGCACCTCGCCATTCTGGCCGCGGCCGCCCGTAAGCCCGGCATCACCCTCGGAGAGATCAACGCCGCCGGCAATTGGAGGCTCACTCACTGCACCGCGAGTTCCCTGGAAGAAAAGGGCCTCATCTTCACCTCCAAGGACAGCGTGCGGCGCATGCACGCCTGTTCTGTCCGATTCCACGTCACCGCGGAAGGCAAGGCCGTCCTCCGCGAATTCGCCCGCGCCGGGAAAGCCCTCCTCTTGGAGGAAAGGAAAGCCGCGTAATGAAAGCCCTATCCATCCGCCAACCTTGGGCGTGGCTCATCGTCAACGGTCACAAGGACATCGAAAATCGGAGTTGGCCGACGAAGTTTCGCGGGCCGGTTCTCATCCACGCCTCTAAGGGCATGACGCGCGAGGAATACGCGGACGCCCTCTTGATCGCCAACCGCATTCAGCTTCCACCGTTCGAACAACTCGAACGCGGCGGCATTGTCGGTCGCGCCGAAATTGTGGATTGCGTGACCGATTCGGACTCCCTCTGGTTTTCCGGCGACTACGGCTTCGTGCTCACCAATGCCAAGCCACTGCCGTTCCACCCATGCAAGGGCGCGCTCGGTTTCTTTGAACCGAAAGGAAGCGCCGCATGAGCCTCGTCGGGTTCCAAAGCAAAAACCACCCGCAGCAAATCCGATACTCCGGATCCAAGCGACACGTGGACGACCGCGCCCTCCCTCAAGGGGTGTTCGAGATGCTCATACAGAACCGCTATCGACTAACGATCGACGCCGCCGCGGCTGCTCATAACGCGAAGCTCGATCGTTACTGGACGGAAAAAGACAACGCACTCGAGCAGTCATGGGCGGGCGAACGCATCTACTGCAATCCGCCATATTCAGACATTGCCCCCTGGATCCGGAAAGCGTGGCAGGAAACAGCGGCCGAAATCATCGTCATGCTCTTACCCGCCAACCGGACGGAACAATCGTGGTGGCAAGATGACATCGAACCGCGACGCGATCGCGCGGGCTCTCCGTTACGGGTGGAGTTTCTGCCGGGGCGCCTTCGCTTTCTCAAACCTGGACAACAGATCATCGGCCCCAACGAGCGCCCCCCCTTTGGGTGTGTGCTGTGTGTGTGGAGCCATTCAGGGAACACCAAAGAACCCGCGTGAACTACTACAACGAATTCGACCCCGATGCCGCTGCATGGCTCCGCGAGTTGATCGCTCTGAAG